CTGTTGACTCATATTAATTATTGAAATAGTCCTCTAATAAATTCATCCGATTCTAAAGCCCTAGCAAATGTAAGAACCCCTGTTGTACTATTAAATGTTACATTCTCTCCTGTTGGAGCACCACTTGTTAAAATAGTTCTAACCTCAACACCACCTCTAGTTACTCCTAGACAAATCTTACCTATCATATCAGTCCAAGTAATTGTTGACTCGCCACCATCTGCCACATATTGTTTCATATAAACTTGACCACCTGCTACTATTACAACTCCTGAAGGATTTACTGTTGTTCCAGAATAACCATAAGCACCTGTACCTTGTAAACTAACAGAGTAAGTAGCAATATCCTTATAAGGAGCATTTATTTGTAAACTTGATAAATTACAATTACCACTTATAATAACTAATCCATCTAATCCGTTATCAATAACAAACTTTACTAAAATAGTAGTCCTATCTTGTTGTTGTTGTAGTAAGAAAAGATATCCATAACCAGTTAAAGTTACTAATCCTTCACAAGTAATATTCCAAGTAGCTATGTCATTTTTGTATTGTCTATACCAAGCCGAAGTTTGGCTAGTTACTTCCTTTTGGTCAACACTAACCGAAAAAGAACAATTCGTTGAACACGCAAATGCTATATCCCTACCTTCTGGATAAGTTTCTGAAGGTGGCTCGTTATAATAAAGCATTATATTTTTACCCTGTACGTTATCTGCCATAGCTCAAAGTTAAGAAGTAATTATGTTTAATTGGAAATTCCAAAATGGTCCTAATTGTCCAGTATCGGTAATATAAGTTGGAAGGAAAGGGAAAAGACCAGTAATTTCACGTTGTGATACTTCCATAAGTTGAACTGAATTTACCTCATTAACATAAGAATTTTGTGTTAATCTATTAATCATAAATTTTTTACCTTGATAAGACAAATTACCTGTTATTGTATCAGTAGTAGTAAAAACCTTATCTAAGTAAACATATCCTTTAGATGTATCTTTAAATGTTCCTAAATCACATTCTAAAGTTGCCACATTTTGACTTAAATTTCTTACATTTTGTGCCGCTATCCAACCTACCAAATCTAATGAACCAAGAGGATAATTAGTGGCTGTAGAACTAGACCATCCTTTATAAAATTTACCACTTGAATCACATAAAACACCCTTATTTATTGAATAATCATATAAAGTTGGATAATTATTACCATAAGGTTGTTCAAATACTTTTAATGTAGAACCAGCAGCATCTTCAGGATTATAAGTATATTCTATATATTTTACTTGGCTAGTTCCTCTTTGGATAATAAAATTTCTAGCGTGTATTGAATGTCCACTTACATCTGCAATTATTTTAAATTTTAATAAACCAAAATACGTTGTTGTACCACCAAGATTAGTAACTATATATGGAGGTATATCTTTAGAATAAGTTGAATATTTTAATGCAGTATCATCAATAGTTAAATTTTGAACTGAACTTTGCCATACACCATTTGTATCTAAATATCTAGTTCCAATACTTGTAATAAATTGAATTTGCAATTTACAAGTACTACCTACTAAACAATCAAAAGATAATTTAAATGGTACTTCTCCTATATATGGAAGATGAGTATCATCACCAATTTCTACACTTGCAGTACCTCCGCCACTTGTTACAAAAAATTCATCAAATTGACCATTAGAATCAACAAGTAAATTAACAGCACCACTTCCTGTTAGATATCTAATAAATCCTTCAGCATCTATACCATTATTTATTTTTAAATCCGCATTATCACAATAATTTAAAGCAGTTACATAAGCACCTCTACCTTGTATATTATAAAATCCTTTTTTAATTATTTTTACTTGAGAATTATTTATAAAATGAACATTCCCTTCAGCATAAGGCTCAATATTAATAGTATTATCTAAAATACCTCCAGTAATTAATGTAGGACTTGGATTTAATGTATATTTTGTATAATAATTTATATCTTCTGCCATTTCATTAGTAGTTGCTATCCACCAATCTCCATTAGCTTGAAATAATCTACATCCAAATGAAGTCATTATATTATTAAGAATATCATAATATGATTCTCCCATAAAATCTCTTGGGTATTGATATGTTTGACTAAATGGCTCATTTGTAACATTATCATCTCTAGTTGCCATACCTGTTCCAAAATAAGAACAAGCTACAATTAAATTAATATCATCATCGTATTCTAAATAATTTAAAGCAGTACTTATTACACTTAATTGTGTTATTAATTGATTAATACTTTGTGTTCTTACATAAACTATTGATTGTAAAAAAGAAATACCATCAATACATACAAAATCAGCTTGAGTTATTCCTGTTGAATATCCCATTTGAGAGAAATCATTAAACATAAATCCTCTCCACATTACTGTTGTATCTTCTTTTAGTAATACATAGTATTTTCTATCATCTTGAGTTAATACATTCGGAAATTGGTCGTAATCATCTTGCGTTTCTAATAATATAGAAAAAGTTAATTGAGTAGATATTATTGCAGAATAAGGATATTCAACACTAGAATTAGGTTGTAAAACAATAGATGCAGGTTGGTAAGTTTTAACAATACCAACAGTATAATCTTTCTCATAAACTTCAACTACTTGGTTATTACCATTCCTTAGTTTTTGAGTTATTGTATATCTTAATCCGTAAGCCATTATGCTAAACTAATTGATTGTCCTTTTAAACTAGATGCCTTTTGTGTTCTATTAACTGCAAGAAGTAAATCTTGACCTCTTAATACAAATTGACCTCCGCCACCTGAAGAACTTCCACTCATTGCTCCTGCATTAAAAGAATTGTTCATTACATTACCTAATTTGCTTAATGGCATAATTGCTTCACTTTGAGAACCTTCTCCTACCATTGCTAAAGTTGGTTTACTAACAATACCACCATCTGCTAATCCTATTAATTTTTTAAATATATCAAAAAACCCTGTTGCAGCTTGTCCGCCATTAGCAGCAACCGCACCTGCACCACCACCCAATGATGATAAAATAAGAGATACTATTTCAGCTTTAATAGCAGTTGCAACTAATTGTTCAAGAAGTTTCATTAACATATCATTCAATGCTTTTATAGGACTTTCTCCGTGTTGCATTGCATCCCACATTCCCATTATAGCTCCAGTAACTTCATTTGCAATAGTATTAGCAAATTGCTTATATGCTTGTTCTTGAACACTTATTTGCCTTAATGTAGCTTCTTCAGATTTATGATTAATATCATATAATTGTTGTGAAACTTCTTTATTTAAAGCAACCATTGCCCTAGCAGTTCTTGCTGGGTCTAATTCTTTTTCTCCCAATGCACTTGATTTACCAGCAGCACCTTTATCAACAATTCTCATTGATTCAAGTGTTTCAGTAAATTTTAATTGTTTTTCTAAATCAGATAATGCACTTTTTGCTTCTCCAGATGTTAATCCAGCAAGTTGCTTTATTGCATCTGATATTGCTTTTATTTTTAATGAAAAATATGATTCTTTATCTTTATCATTAGTAGGTAATTCTTTTATTAATCCAGTTGATAATTGATAATTTAAAGATTGTGATTCTTCATTTAATTTTTTAATTATTTTTTCTGTTTCACTAAGTTTTTCATTAGAAGTAGTTCCTTCTCCTTGAATTTTAATACCACTAGAAACATCTCTTATTTGTTGAATTATCTTTTTTTGTTGTTCTAATAAACCATTTAAATCTGTTTGTTCTTTATTATTTTTTATTTGACCATCTGTAGCTTCTTTTCTTAATTGATTATCTGTCTTCTTTAAATCTAAAGAATCTTTTAATGATTTACCAGTTGCTTGAATATCTTTATCTTCTTGTGTTAATGAAACACCTTGAGCTTTTAATATTTTTTCGGTAACCTCTTCAAGTTCTTTTTGCTTTATTTTTAATAGAATAATTGCATTTAAACTATTTAAATACTTTTCATAAGCATTATTTAATCCAACAACAACATCATTTTCTAATTTTAGACCTTGAAATATTTGTGGGTTTATTTTTTTTAATTCATCTAATGCTTTTACTTTTCTATTTCTAGTTTCATTTTCATTATCTAAAACTGCAATTAATGAAATAACTTGTGTTTCTTCTTTTGCAACAGAACTATATATTTGTTCAATTGCTTGTTTTTGTGCTTTTAAAGCATCTGTATGTTCTTTAGTTTTTTCTGCTGCTGCTTTATTTGCATCTGAACTTTTAAATAACTTATCCCCAAATACAACTAATAAGGAAGATACAACACCAATAGCTAATCCTATTCCTGCTGGACCCATTAATGATGAAGCCATAGCTTTTAATGCAGCACTTGTACTACCACTTTCCTTTTGCAATCGTTGAAAAGATTCCAACATTGGATTTAAGTTATTAGAAATTCCTATAAATCCATAAGGAGCATCTTGAGCAATTCTTGATAAATCATTTAAAGCCAATCCTGCTCTATTACTACCAACTGCTATTTTTTGTGTATCATTTCCAAAATTATCAAAAGCTACACTTGCCTTAGTTAAAGTACCTTGCAGTTCTGTAATTCTAGCTTGTATTTTTGGTATTGACGTTTCAATAGTATGTGTTAATGGCCAGTCTCCTTTATAATTCTTAACTGTTTCCTGTAATTGAAATAATTTATCTTGGAGTTGTTTTAATTCATCTATTGCCTTTTGATTCTCGGCTGAAATTATTATTTTTAACTCTGGCATCTTATTTTAATTTACTCCGTATAATTTTAATGTTCTTGCTAGTTGGTCATCTGTCAACATTACTTTTTCTTCTTGTTCTCCGTTATCATCTAACATAGGTATATGCCAAAATGATTTTAATGATTTTGGTGATTTTTCAGTCGTATTACTTAGATATATAATATAGGCGAGGTTTCGTGTCCTCGCCCATTCATTTAACTCTTGTCTTTCTTTTCCCATTACAATAATGGAAAAATCTTTCCAAGTAATATCCCAAAACTCATTGGGTCTTAAACCACATTCAGCAGCCTTAACTAATATGTCATCCCAACTTAGCCTTAGTAGGCTTTTTTTTTACTTCTTTTACTTCATTAGTTATATTTAAAGTTGTTTTATCAACTATAAATTTAATGAAGTTAACTAACTGACCATCTGCTTTAAATACTCCTCCAATTTCATCAATCCAATCACATACATCATTTTCTGTGTATTCAATTTCTTGATTATTTTTTATA